TGGGCCGCGCCCGGTCGGGAGCTCCAATTTTTTTGTTTTTTTACAAAAAATGCCCTAAGTCATTGATATCATTGACTTTTTTCCTATTGCAACCTCTAATATTTATATGCAACTATGTGCAAACTGTGAGCACAACAGTAACAGCAGCCGATCTGTTGCCAGCTCACAACATGTGCGCCGCGATCTTGCAGCCCTTTGTCTACGGGGCTTGGAGTCCCTAGGATCCGTTTTTTCCTGGGGCCGAGTTTTATTAGGGACCCCTACACCCCAAAATTGGCGCTGGCCATGACGATGGTAAATATAACTAGGTTTGATACATTGAATCACCAGAAAAAATGATTCCTTAGATTTGTAATTTTGTATTAACTTTTATAAACTCGTTTAATGCCGATCAACTCGAGAAACAAAGGCGCCAAATTTGAACGAGATATAGCCAAAATTCTCAATGGTTTCTTTGTCGACAACGGAATCGATTACGAGACAAAAAGGAACCTGGACCAATACCAGCAAAAATCATTGTGTGATCTAAACATTCCCTTCCATGCAGTAGAGTGTAAATTCTACAAAGAAGGCGACTGGATAAAATCCGCTTGGTGGGATCAAGTGTGTGACAGCTCCGGCGATAAAATCCCGGTATTGATCTTCAAATACAACCGCAGACCGATCCGAGTGTGCATACCTTTGTATGCAATTAACCTGGACTGGCCGCATGAAAACGACAAGATCTGCATTATGTCGATGGATGATTGGCTGGAAACACTGAAAACCAACTGGAAAGACTATGAGCAGCGAGAATCTACCTAATCACGGAGTCACAGGCCTCAATGTTGGCCAGGATCACGTCGATTCTTTTATGAATTACCTGGTTAATGCCGAAAAAGAACCCGGTAGGATCCATACCCAGGGTGAAAAAGTGGAAAAAACGTCGATTCGGGACGCTGATATCTACCCAATCGATAGGAAAAAGGTCCGTTTGTATGAAATTTTGAATAAAATCGCTGTTTCTGCCAACAAATACTTCAAATACGACATAAATGGCATAGAAGTGGCCAATATTATCCACTATAAGGCGCCATCCAATGGATATAGCTACCATATTGACATCGGGCCAGAGGGAACAGCAGCTCTACGCAAGATCAGCATGAGCTTGCTGCTGAATGACGATTATGAGGGCGGCGAGATCTGCTTCCGCTCGAGTGAAAAAGAGAATTGTACGCGACCGAAGGCGGGTGAAGTGGTTGCTTTCAGCTCGTTTATCTCACATAAGGTGAATCCAATCACCCAGGGTGATCGATATGTGGTGGTTGCTTGGTTTACTGGTCCGCCGTTCCGTTAGGAACCCTATTGTCCTGGTTTTTCTCCAGGATCTTCTTTTTTCTGGCCTTGAAATTGAGGATGAGCTGGTCATAAAGACCAGGATTCATGCGCCGCATTGTTTCTACCGCTTTTTTATTGTCCAGGTAATGTGACTCCAGGTTCTCGATTGATTCCTCTGGCATAAAAACCAACATCGTTTGGTAAATGTTGTCAGCGATGTCGAATCGCTTTGCTTTTTTATCGGTGAAATCCATAATTGGGATCTTGGCCATCATTCATTCCAAAATGGAAAGTCGTATTTTTCTTCTACCAGGCGATCATAAACTTTTCTGCCTTCTTCGATTGTGTATGGCGCGGGTGATCGCTCTTTGCTGTTTTCGTCGTACCACTCCCAAAAAGTTGGTACATAAATTTTCTTCTCAGCTCCACTTTTCATAAGCAACTTCTACCTCATCCTTCTCGTAATAATTAATTTCATTGGTTTCTTCATCTAAGAATTTTACCTTCCCGTTATTATAGCCATAAAAGTAACCATAAATCGCGTGTCCGAGCAAACGTAATCTTTGCCCTGGTGTCAGCTCATGTGTTTCCATTTTTATTCCTGTAATATTCTTCAATTAAATGTTCCGCTTCTTCGTTGGCTTTATCCGCCAGCTCGTGCAAAGCATCGATCTCTTTCAGTAACGCATCTTTTTCCAAAAGATTCGTGATCCCCGGGATCCGATCCTCCAGCTCCTCGATTCGCATGTTGCACAATAAACGGAATTTCTCAGCCACGGCTTGCAGCTCTACTTTTCTTTTTTCGTCTTTACTCATCAATCCTTCCAACCAGCTCTTGATATTTTCTTGGATCGGACAATCCCTTATGAAATCTTGGCAGCAACCAAGCAATGATCCGCACCCTTCGATTGATGCCAGCCAGTATTTTTTTCCCATCCGGGCTCTCGATAAATTCCATCTCTTCTTTGGTTCTCATGTCAGCTGCTCCATTTATCGATATTTTTTGTTTCCTCTAATGCCAGCCGGGTTTCTTCTTCCCACATTTCTTTTTCTGTTTGAACACCATTCGGATATTTGATTGCGAGCTTAAACCTCTCTCGGTCCAGCTCATCGGTGATGATGTTTTCAATGATGTCCGTAATCGTATCTTTGTCGGTAAAATGATACTTGGCCATCAGCTTTGGAATGATCTCGTCATATAGTGTCATGTCAGCTCCTAAAAATAATTTGTGAATAGAGTATATTTCTTTTAATAAATAGTTGCAACTATTAATATTTCTGTTATTATTGTGTTGTGAGTAACATTTATATAGGAGAAAAAAATGAATATAAACGAAATAAAAACAGCCATCATTCAAGGTGGCTTCTCATTGGCCGAGCTTAATAGCATCGCTGACATAATTGGTGAAGCTAAAGTATTAGGCGCCAAGGCCACTATTGAAGTTGGTTCTAGGGTTTGGATTGTTCAAAAGACAAAAAGAACCCTTGGTACTGTTGAGAAAGTCAATATCAAAAGAGCGATTGTTGAGATGGACGGCAGAGGTCGTTGCAACGTCCCTTTATCAATGTTGGAGGTAGCATGACAATAACTTGTAATTCGTATTTTTCTGGAGCGGGCCTGTTTGACATAGGCTTGCTCAATGCTGGCCTAGACATCCAGGCGAGCTATGAGATTGATCCAGTTGCTTGTAAGGTCCAAAGAAACAATGGACACTTAGTGACTGAATCAGATCTTACACAGAAGTTAGTCGAGGATGGCCCAATATCGGACGTGCATGTTTACACTTATCCATGCACCAAGTATTCGACCATCGCAGACATACATGGGACCAGGACAGGCGAGGATTTATTTCTCCATGCTTTCAGACACATGGCGATTGCCAGGCCAGAAGTTTTCGTGATTGAGAATGTCCCTGGAATGAGAAAGTTCAAAGTGGTTATGGAGGCCATGACCAGGCTGCCCGATTATTACACAACCACCTTCTGTCCGATCAAGTCAGAAACCTGGTTGCCACAAAGAAGGGACAGGCTGATTATTATTGGTTCTAAAAAACCATTTAACTGGAGACAACCGATCAATATGCAGCCAGTAAAACTTGCCGAGATACTAGAAAGTGATCCGGACATTAAGATACCGAAATCAGTTGCAAGTAGGTTGAGCGGCAAATACAGAGATCTGCCCATAATCAGTGATCCGGACAAAGGCGACATCGCGCCGTGTTGTGTGGCGCATTATGCCAAAGACAGGAGCACTAGGCTTGTGGTCGATAAGAGATTTCCAAACGGAGTGAGGCCATACACAGTCAGAGAGTATGCCAGGTTGCAAGGAGTCCCGGACAGTTTCGAGTTCGATTGCACCAACAACGAGGCCTACAAGATGATTGGCAACGGAGTTTCAGTTCCCCTGGGCGAGTGGGTGGGTGGTGAGCTCACCAGATACTTTGCTCGAAACAACAATCAATTTATTACAACAAAGGAGGCAGCATGAACGAGCAATACGAAATAATCAAGAACAAGATTGAGGCCAAGTATGGCTTCGAGCTGGAGGGCAAAAACCTCCTCGATGTTAAGAGCATTCTTAGCAAAGAGGATTGGCTGCACTTGAAGCGCTTTCTTGAATACAGGAATGCCAGGTTTACTCCAGGCCGTTCATCATTTTGCATTCACGAAATAACTTTGACTGAAAATGGGAGGTATAAAGTGAGTGAAACCTCTATTATGGAACTCTTAGATAGGGAGGTGACATGATACAGCCAAAGAAACAAGTGAATAACATTTACGGCTATATCCGAGTGTCGTCGGAGCAGCAAGTCAAAGATGGATCTTCCCTGGAAGAACAAAAGAAGTCCATTGAG